CCAAACAAGAGATTTGCTAAACGGCTTTCACGATTTAACAACATAGATCTTTGCACTTTTTTAAAAGATCTTTGTTCTTCACTGCCTGGATATTGAGAGTATTTGATATCTTCAAGTGCGATTTCATCAGCCAAAGAATATACTTTAGCGGAGAATGTTGTGCTTGAACGGTCAAAATTGCCAATTCTTTGACGGCTGGCACCAGGTGCACGCTGAGCATCAACGTCGGGGGATCCCATAAAGTTGCGAGTCTCTTCAATAAGAAGAGTGCCAGTTGGTCCGATTGCTTTGATGTCAACAGCTTCAATCACTTGATCAGCAATCAGCTGGCTATCGCTGGGAATTGCTTCAATGGCAAGACTGCGAAGGATTTCATTGACTGGATGGATATTGCTATAAGATGGATTTGCCATTTATTAGACTCCTAAAGATACATTGACAAGGATTTCGATTTCTTCATTGGCACTTGCTGCGGTGTTTGCAACATTTGGCAAGAAACGGCCTGCGATAATTTGAGTGCTACCGGCTGAGCCGTCATAAGCATAAACTTTGCCAGCAAGACCAGGCATCACAAAAGAGTCAGTGCCGGCGGTGATTGTGCCACCAGCAACGACACGAGAAACACCGCTGATGCACACATTGATTGCATCACCACTTGCGCCAGTGAGTTGAGCAACGCCAACGGGGATATCAGTGGCAGCGGTGCAAGGTGTAACTTTGCCAGCGCTATCGAGTTTGACAAGAGTCAAGGCAGTGACGGATGCAGATGCAATGAATGTTTTATAGATAGAAAAATTATTAAGACTCATGGTTTTATCCTTTGAAATGCTTGATGTAAGCGTCTGGTTGTTCGGTTCTCATCACATTTAAAGCCTCTGAAAATGTGATCCCTTTGGCCTTCTTGATTTCATTTACTTGATCAATAAAGCTGATTTCTTGCGCAGTGCTGGCGTGTCCTTTTTCAGAAAGATTGACGGCTTGATTTGCCTTTCTTTCGCTGAAGGATTGCCAGATAGCGGGGAATTTATCTTTGATATCATAGGCTGATTCAACTGCTGAAATCTCACTAGGTGCGATCTTGCCAGTGTTGAGAAGACCGTCAACAACAAGCTTTCTTTCTGCTTGATGTTTTTGAGCGGTCAAAGCCTTCACTTGCTCAGATAAGGAAGTAACTTGAGCATTCAATTCGTTCATCAGCTTAGCGCTTGCCATCTCAGACAAAGCGGCGGCTTCTGACATCTTCTTCTCATCTTCCATCATCTTTTTCTTGTCTAGGTTTTCACCTTCAAGCTCGATCTCCACCTTTTGACCGTCTGCCATACTGGCATCATCTTCTGGCGCTGAAAGCTGATCATTTTCAGATTTTAAGCCTTCAATTTGAGCTTCTAACTGCTTGACGAGTTGATCTTTTTCTAGCACCAAAGTGGCCAGTTGATCAACTGTCATAGCTTTTAATTCGTCTGGATTCATTATGTTCTCCATGAGTAAAACACGACTGATTTTATTTTTAGATTGTGCTGGTCTAGCGGTCAAAGTCACAGCTTGAAGTTGAGCAAAACCAATCGGCTTCGGATCGCCTTCTCTTGCAAAGACTTCACCAACTAAGAATTCTGGTGATGGATATAAAACGCCTTCACTGGCCTTCACTAGATCAAGACCAGCTTGAGTATATAGTGGCTTTACAAAAAGTGCATCTTCTTTGATATACACATCTGCAATCTCACCATACGCCATGGATTGAGCTGGCGCCGTTGGTCCGTTATTCATAAAGGGAGATGATTGATGATTCCAGTCAATGATGACCGGATCAGTCTCTTTTCTATCTTTAAAAACTCTTACCATCTCTTGCAAGATATCAATTGAAATTTCTTGAATAGTCTCGCCGTTGATCCGGCTGTTGACCTTACCCAAAGAAAGCACTTTAATGTCTTGTCCTGGATATAAAGCAACTTCCCCCAACCGGATTCTTTCTCTAAATGTCTTAAAGTCAGTACGATTGGCGGCCTGCATGGAAGTCTCTGACAATGCTTTCTCTTTCGCATCGGCTCTCTCCATTTGTGCTAAAATCTTCTTTGACCAAGTGAAACCTGCATCACCTCCCCAACCATCCCAAGCCTGCCTTCCCTTGCCATACTCTTCCCAAGTGGAGCCTTGTTTGTCGACTTCGTGTCTTGTAAAATAGGCCACCATTCTTTTAATGGTCTCTGGTGATAGGCTGACTCCATTTGATAAATCTCTTGCTCGAGCAATACCCACCGCCGTCATGCCACGCTTTGAAGGTGGTTGCTCAGCCCGTTTCTTTAGTGCCCTGATCGCTGCGTCTCTTACCCCTTGAGGTGGAGTAAAATCAATTCCCTCATATTTTTTAGGAGCATTGAGATAAGCGCCAAAGCGTCTATTCATCAATCTTTGTTTTGCCAAAGAGATTTGTTTTTCATTCATCTGATAGCTCGCAATCTTTCAGCCATCGCCAAGGCTGGATTTTGTGCAACTGCTCGATCTTGTGCGGTTCTAGTGGCCTCCATTGGCAACTGACCGGCGCCGATCTTTTGTCTGATAGCACGCTCAAGATCATCATCTGGCGTCAGTAGTTGAGCTTGTACTAAAGAAGGCAATGAGATCAAAGCGTCTGCAAGTGCATCAGCATCTAGGCCGGTATGCACTAAGCGGGGGAGTTTTGTTGTCTCGATGTTTCCATAATTCCAACGAATAAGACGGCCAATTGTGCCGCCTCCCCGTCTATCTTGTCCACTGATTGCACTGGCCACCAGGTCAAGAAAATTGATACACGCTCTTCTAAAAACGGATAGATGCACTTCACCGACTGATCTTGATCCGGTGTCGGATATTCCCAAATTCATAAATTGAGCCATGAAGGCTTGAGAGATTTGATTGTCGCACTCTTGAATGACTTGTAAAGCGCCGCCAGCATCAAAGCCGGCTGATCCTCCATAGGTGTCAAAAGAAACGATATTGTTTTCAACTAGATAGCTTTGCTCCTGCACAACATAAGCCTGCGCTTGTTGCTGAGCCTCATTGATCATTGCCTCAACATCACCGCTTGAAATTCCCATCTGATCGATTGCTTGACGATTGACTTTGACAATTGGAGTAGGCACGGCCCACTTCTCCAAACCGATGGCCATGAGAGTGGCAGATCTTTGTTTTTCTTTCCACCACCACCAGCATGGCCTTAATAAGCCAATCCCTTCAAAGTTTGATCCGGTTCTATTGAGAGTCAAAAGTAAAAGTTTCGACGCTGGAATAGGTTCGGGATTTACCCCGCCGACCATAATTTGAATAACACCATCTAAATTCTGCTTGTCAGCCGATAACCATTGTTGATGAGATGAAGGCTCACGGTCAGCATACCTTTTGAGAAAGACCTTCTCTTTTCCTAGTGAGTCTTTAGCAACACAATAAATTTCTTCTGCATATCTCCAGCCATGAGGAATGAATTCCAGAAGATAATTCAATTGATCTTCAAAAGACAATTCCATCATCCCAGGGTACCCCTTAAATCCGAATGCTTCATTGGCAAATCTGGCAAGCTCCTCACTGGTTTGATCGCCGTCTCTGCCAGCCTTAAATTCCCACTTTGCAGATAACAAAGTTTGTTTGACCAAGCTCCAAGACCGTCTGATGATTGGATCAGTGGCCAGCATATCCTCCGCTTCTCTGGTCCATGATCTACCAGATAGCGCCGGATTTTGTTCCTTGCCAGTGATATACCCGCCTTGAATAGATGTTCCACTGATCCCATAAGATTGAAAATGTGGTCTTTCTTGAGATAGATACGGCATCTCTTGAGTTGATCTTGTCATGGTCATATATGGGTATGCGGTCATTTGTTCACCTTAATCAATTAACTTATATCTTATTGCACAAAATATGATTATATCAAATAAAATTTAAAACTAGGTGCAGAAAGCAAGAAAAACTGCACCTAGAAACATAAAGCAACCGGATTGATAAACACGCTCAAGGTGAAAATATGTGCAAGATAAATGATGAATTTTTTATCACTACTTCCGGCAAGATCTTTTTCAAAGGTCAAGTATATGAATTGGAAGATTGTGAGTTTCTAGAAGGCTCAAAGATAGTCATCCACTACTCAGAAAAAAGAATTGAAAAGCTACTTAAAAAAGACGGTAAAATAAAGATGGTACCAGACCAATTCATTTATCAGAAAGAAGAAGATATGTTTTTATATCCAGAAGATCAAATGCTCATCGCTCAAGCTGATGCACCTTCACCAGCTCAAACGCAATCGCTCATTGAGCTACCGCCAGAGATTGATCAGTTTCAGCAGCTCATGAAAATCACCAAAGACAATACCCCGTTAGCCTTGATCATTCTTGTAGTCTTGATGTTTCAGAAGATGCAGAAAAAAGAGAGAGAAGATAAGGATCATGCTTTGGTATGTGACTTTGAGAGACAAGAGATTGAGAAGAAGATTAACATTCTAGAAAGCAAGATTGATGCTCAAGCCAAAGATCAAACTAAAATCTTGATCGGTGATAATGAGCTGGCTGATCGATTGGATAGAGTAGAAGATAAGATTAAAAAGATCAATCTATCTCTTTGATGATCAATTCTCTAGGCTTTCCACCTCTGCCAAGAT